GTGAGCAACAAGTCGGCGTGGTCTTATTCCGCCTGGTTGAGTCTAGCCTGTGTTTGCGCTAGTTCTAGCGTCAGCCCGGCATTATCGGACTCCACAAGCTCGATACGCTCGGACATAGGTACTTGATATACAAGCGCTTGAGGCTCGTCAGGTTCGATGTTAGGGTCAGGATAGCTAAACCCCAATCTTCCCGTTTCGATGCTTACCTTGTAGCCGCTGCACGCTGCAAAGTCTTGCTTGTATTGCTCGTAATCAAGTTCTAAGCACCCCACCGTTTCTGCTACGCGTTCGGCTAGTGCTTTATAGACTGTTAAATCCAACGCCTGTGTTGTCTCCACCACATCGCCGGAACGCTCTCCGGTATCAACTAATACGCTACCTGTGGCGTTATCATAATAAATTTTTCTGCCTATTTGCATTTATATTCACTCCCTTTCTTAGCCCCAAGCCACCCATTTATATTCTTGAGCTACAATCTGATTATATGAATTAGTTACGGTAATACCGCCTGCAGTCGTTGTGATAGATCGCGTAAACTGTTTTGATGCTGTTGTATGCGCAAAAGTACATTACTATTTTCCTCCTTCTAGTTCCATACCGCGGCTCCGCGTGCAGAGGCAGTAGAGTAACCTCCGCCGAGCGATGCTACTACGACGTGAACCAACATTACCTCACCATCCATATTGAACGGCTTCGAGAAAGATCCGTCCGCCGCAATGTCCCCATCGTGACCGAAGCCCTGCATATATTGGGTACTAGGCATTGTAATTCGCCGCGACCGCTTATCTACTATTAGCCCCGTAGCTTGCTGTGTTGTGCTCATCGACCATCCGTCCACAAAGTGACGAATTAGCACTAACCGATTTCCATGGATGTCCTGCAGCACGATTGAATGATCCTGGTGGCTGTTGTTGTTCGACGTTCCGAAAAGAATCGAGCCAGCAAACGATCCGATAGTGAACCCTGCTGGAAATCTAAACATTTCCTCAGTCTTACCGTCAGCCCCTGCCTGCGTTGCAAAGTCAACCGATGTAAGCCCACCGACCCAGGGTTGGAGTGTGCCAACTAAGGTTCCTATAGAGACACCCGCGCGGACGTTACTAGGTACGAGAGTTGGAAATGTACTTTTTGTCCAGGTAACCCCATTATAGTAGCCCGCTTGCGGCATTAAGAACACATCGCCTGTCGCCCATATCTCTGCGGCATTTGACGGAGAGTGATTATTCTCCACAGATCTATTGACTATCGCGCCATCTACGCCAAACATCGTCTTGCCTTGTAGAATGTTCGCTGGTACAAAATTCGGGTCAACAGCGATTAAAGTACCGAATCCATCAGTATTTTTACCTGATTCATAGTAGCCGGTAGGTGGCTCCATAACCAAACTCCCGAAGTTATCACCTCTAGTTGACACTGCATTAGTGTAACCGCCAGCTGCGCCCCTTGTCCTATTTACCATTGTTCCGTTTGCACGTCCGTTCTCGGTGCCGAATTGGTATCCGACTAGGACGAATTGCGCCGATACATTTCCATACTCACCCCCTTCACCCTGTAAGATAAAAGCCGTGCCATCATATACAACCGTGTAAACTCCGTTCAGGGCAAGTGTCGCCGCATTTCCATTGGGTTTCTTGATTGCTTTGGCCCCTAAAGCATTAGGATTGAGTGTAGGATTGGCTCCGCTAGCAATATGTGTTTTGAAACTAAATTTAAGTCCTGCTATCAGCGCCGTAGGTGCTGGGCTAAGTGTAAGGGTATATGCGGTGGCTGTACCGGCCGTAGTGCCGAATCCAGTGTTGTTATTCAAGAGAGTCTTGTCAACAGTAGACATCAAACCATTCGTAGATGTTGTAGCCACGGCTGTACTGGCTTTCGCATTCCACGCCGTTTTTTCAGCATCAGTAACAAACCGATTACTCGCGTCTTGTGCAATAATAGCTGCTGGGTGGGTAGCTGGGTGGGTATAGTTCGTTGCTCCCGTAGCAACCCCCGCCAGCTTCGTTTTCTCAGCTACGGTGTAATCGTTGGTAGACAGCTGTTTCCCAGTAACTTTATCAACTTTGCCATTAACGGCATTATCCAAGATATCCATATTCCCATTCAGATCAGCGATATCAACGATATCTGTTCCCTCTGGCTTCTTTAAGCCCAAATTTCCTGTCGTTTGCATGTGTCACTCTCCTATCTATAAGTTCTTAATTCGTTCCATGTCTTACTGTGAGCATTCTCCCAGGTCAAAACCTTAACGGAGTCCCACCAGGTATAGCTGAACACAAATTCATAAGCCAAATGCGCAGGTTTAATCTCTTCGATGATTTGAATCAACCCTGCCATATTGGGAGGAATGCCCAGCGTACTTACAAAATGAATCTCAAAACGGTACTCATCAGGCACTTCCTTAACTTCAACCACTCCACCCGAAAAGGCGGACGCCGTCCGCTGGATCATTTCCGGCGTTGTCGTCCCGTTTCCACGCAGCTTCGCCATAATCATCTCACGGCGTGTGGCATATGACTTGGATACATCGATATTTAGTCCAAGCTCAGCTTCCCAACGTCCAAGGCTCACCGTTGCCGTTTCAACAAACGCCTGATCCAGCACATCTATAGTGCCTACCTTCAGTCCACCTATTTCAAGCCCGATGGTCTCCTGAAGCTTCTCCATTTCACGGACATCCGTATAATAATCCGGCAAATACTGCATTAGATCAGGCGCCTCGACTTCACCCGGATGGCTCGAATCTTTATCTGCGGAATATTGCAATTCGCTATATAAAGAGCTGCCGTAACTCATCCTCTACACCCCCTTCAGTTGATTCCAGGTCAGAGGGCCTTTGGGCAGATAATCATGTGTATGCGCCGCCGGAGGAAACAACGCTGGTTTACCCGCTACCCCCGCCCAAGCTACGCTATCTGCTTGTTGCGCGAAATCCACCTTGCCATTGTTATTCGTATCGTAAATGCTTTTCAGCATGTCCCCGGTACTTTGTGCCGCAACTAGCAAGACATTCCCAGCAGCAGAGCCAATGTATAGCTTGCCACTGTCTGTACAATAGCCAAGCTCACCAATAGCCAGTACTCCAATCGCACTTTCCAATCCGCGGCGTATTTGAATCAATGTCTTTAAAGCCATTGTCCCGCCCCCTAGAATGTTCCGCCATCAATACTGGCTACGGTAAGTTTATTGCCATTCGCCGCATCATAAATAATGCTACTTCCATCCACACTTACAGCTACACCGGCTCCATCTACAGTGATCCCTTTTCCAGCTGTAACCGCAATCGCGTCTGCAGTAACCGTGATCCCATTGCCTGCACCAATATTCAGCGTCACAGCATCGGCCTGACCACCACCAATCAGACCGTTCCCAGCCGTAATGGTCTGTAGTGCACCACCCGTACGAACCCATGCGCTGCCATTCCAGCTATAAATCTTCTGCTCATCATCGACGTAAGCGGTCCAGCCTACGGCAGGAACATAAAACACCCAAGCAGCAGATTGGTACTCCACGATTTGATTCGTTTTCCCAGCCCATGCCCCGGTTGCTCCAGCTGGAATAATGTATCGATCACCCTCAACCGGACTGGCTGGTGGAGCCAGCAGGTTCTGATCTTTTACCGACGCTTGCGGCTCGATGTTATGCTTGGCCAGCTCAATTTCATTTTTAATCTTTTGCGCAGACCACAAGTCTGTAATCGTAGTCCCCGCATCATTGATCGTCCGGTGCCTGACCACATCGTCAATGTGAGTCTTAATCTCAGCCGCAGTCTTTACGTTCGTGCCATCTGATACTTTATTGATATGTCCCGCACTAATATCCGCTTTAAGCACTTTCGCATAGGTTGCTCCATCAGCGATATCGTCAATTGTACCTGTCAGATCGCTAAGCTTCTGCGCATTCACCCGCCGCCAGGCTGCCCCATCATCAAAATATAAATATCCGCTATTCGTACCCGTAGTCACGTAATACAAACGGCCAACGGCTCCTGCAACCGGACGCGAAGCTTCTGGACCCGATAGCGCCCTTCCGACCATGGAATTGGAAGTACCATCACCAACATAAACTTCCTTAGTGTCACTGCAAAAACCAAGCTCACCCGCCTTCAACACGCCATAACTCGTTAGCTCAGCCTTTGTTCCCCGCTTTATTTGTATAGTCTGTGCCATTTTACACCTCTCTTCTGAATGATCCTCCGTCAATCTGGCCCTTGTTCTTATACCGTTCTATTTCAGTTTGAACAGCGGTAAGACTTACCTGCAAACCATTAATATCATCCGCTTCAACTGTATCCCCGGGGGTTTCGTAAGTCACATAAACCTCGGGCACTTCGGCAAAAATCTTAATCAACCGCCGCCATGGCGCCTCATCCGGAAAAGACACCGTAAAATTACGCAGCTCGATCCCGGAATACTGTGACCCTGTGTACACTGCGATAGTCTGGTTATTAATGTTGTCATGTGCAAGCAAACCACTGTAAGCGCCATTTACAAGCGATAATCTCTCTTCAATAACATAGCTGCTACCATTAGCTTTTTTATTTAGTTTGTCTTGAAATATATCAATTTGTTTTGGATACCCCATGCTACACCTCCAGTAAAACATTGCCGAACAACGGTACTTCTTCTTCGTTCAACATTACGTTGCCCGCTCCACCGTTCAGCTTCAGTTCACTGTAATCCGCGACTCCCTCAGTAGCTAGCAATAGTGCACCG